ATGACGACGCTACTGGCTATCGACCCCTGCGGGGTCGGGGGAACGACCGGAATCGTACTTCTCGGCTATGGGGCAGACAAGCCGGCCAGGCTCCTCAACTCGTGGAACCCTGGAACCGAGGGAACCTACGATTGGTTCTACAAGCGAATGTTCGACCGCCTGGTACAGCCGGATGTTGTGGTGTGCGAGAAGTATGTCAACCGCAACATCCCCGGCGCTGACATCAATCCGGTCCGCGTCGAGGGCGCCGTCCACGTTTTCGGTCGGTTCCTTGGAAAAGAGATTGTGTGGCGCACACCACAACAGCGGCTGTTCGTCCGCGATGAGAACCTCCGCAAGCTTGGGCTTCTGTTCGAGAAGGTTGAGGACCACCACCACGACCGCAGGGAGGCCGCTCGCCATGCCGTTGCCTACCTGGTGGAGCGCGTACACCATAAGCCCACATATGAGAAAGGATGGAAATGATTAAGAAATGGAACACCGCACGGTGGATCAGGAAATACTGCTACGACAACGAGGCACTGCACGTCGAAGACTGCTTCGAGCTGGCTGTGCGCCTAGGCAAGGCCGGTGTCGGCCCGGTCTTCGAGTGGGATGCAGACGACCCCTTCTCTTCGCATCCCTGGAACGGCCAGGGTAACGGCTCGCACAGGTTCGTCGATGTGCTGTTCAACATCATAGGACCGAGTTGGCTGTACACGCCGAACACGGACATCCACCGGTGGTGGAGACGCTATAAGGCAGGTGAGTAGGAAGAAGCCCCCGCGCAAGTCGGGGGCTTCTTCTGTGCGACATGTTATCTGATCATCCAAGCGCTACCCAGCTGACGTGTACATTCGAGTCGACAGGCCACGGCCAGTTACAAGCGGCGGCGACGCCGAACTGCTTCTTATCCACCGGAAACGCAATGATGTTGTGCGTTATGGCGTCCGTCACCTGGCACAGGAGAGAACGTGGTATACGGTCAAGCTCCTCCGGGAAGGGGACGGTGAATGATTTGATCTTATGCTGCTCCCACCTCTGATAGCCGGTTTCGAATACGCCGGCTGCGAGAACCGCCATCTGTGCGCTGAAATAGGTGAACCCCGACCCGTCGTGCTGAAGCTGGATACGGTCGTTCAGGATGTTGAAGACGATGGGCTCGTCGGCCGTTCCCTCCACGCCTTGGCGCTTCAGCTCGTCTACCTTGTTTTGTGCGTCCCACCGCGTTTTCACCGGATAGATGACCTGCTTGCGTATTTTTCCGATGGCATTGGATACAGAGGATGAGATCGTGTTGAATAAACCCTGCAGGGGTTTGACGGGGTCCGTGCCCTCGATATGCGCGATTCCATTGCTGTCCGTTGTAGCCATGTTTCCTCTCCTTACGTGTTAGGCTGATTGGACTCCATTACCAGTATAGTGCCGTTGAAATAGTTGTAGAACTCCTTGTGCGGGTTGCTCGTCAACCTGTTTTCCCCGATAAGACGAAAAATCACTTGCGTGACGCGGGGGACCGTCATGTTGAAGAACGCATAGAGATCGTAGAAGCCCGGGTTTATCTCTCCGTTGAACATACCCGGCATCTGCGAGACGTAGTATTCCTCGAACTTTGTCTGCGTTCCGCTCACTGGGGTCCAAGCGGTTCGAATGATAAGCTGCATCTTCGACCGAAAAGCATCAGATGCACCTGTGTTCACATATCGTCCACTACCGAAGAAAAAGAAGTTAAGGTACCCCTTTCCATTCTCCGGGTAGTTAAGGACATTCTCCGACAGCAACACCTCATTGGAGTTAGGCCCGAGCTGTCGTAAATCACCCGTGAGGGATCGGAATGACAGCTTGTTGTTGGTGTTGTCTATGTTGTTCATCAGGCCGTTCAGCGAATTGCGCACCCCCCCAATCCCTAAGCTGTTGAGACCTGAGTTTATGGATGAGATCTCATCCTGCACCCACGTACCCCATGTGTCGCCGGCGCCGAGGTTCTTGTTAGGTATCATTCCGGCTTGTACTCCTTATGCGGTTGATTGAACTGGAACACATTGTATATCGTCTTTGGGATCTTAGCCTCGTACTCGGCCAGCGAAACACCAGTATCGATCTTATTGGAGAACTCATCGCAGGTGGTACGAGACGTGGCCGTTACCGTGATCTCCTGATTGTTCATATCGACGTGCGTCGTCATGAATCGGTCCCCGCCGTAGTCGAAGGCCGACCCGGATGTCAGAAACAGATCATTCCCAGTCACAGAAGGTGTGCGACTCTCCAGGTTGGGGGATGTGAGTGTGATCGTCGGGATTGACCCCGACTTCTCCCACACAGCCCGGAGGCTGTTGTCGATCGCCAGCGACGGGGTGTTGATCAACGGGTTGTTGATCTGCTCCTCGTCACTACCAAGTGTCGACGACCCCGTATGCGTCACATACGTGTCCTCCGGGCCCATCACCAGTCCGGTGCCGCGAAAACGCAGCGAGTTGTAGTAGTTGGACGGCCCCGAGGACGCGGCGATGCGGAAAGGCGAATAATCCGATGTCACCATACCGCGCACAGTCACGATAATCTGGTTGTGGTTCTTCGGGTCGAGACGCACAGACAGGCTGCCTCCCTGCCCTAGCCACTGGGACGCCGTGATCGGGAGCCCGTCATTGCCGGACACGCAGTACGCCGTGTACTCAAGGCCGGACGTGTCCTTTGCCGGGATGTAGTCTTTGCACTGCGTCACCCACGGCGTCATAGCCTCTATAACGTAAGCGTCAAGCGTGATCGTCTGCTCCACGGTCTTCCGGGCGTCCACCTGGATGATCGTGTCTCTCGACTCTTTGCTCAACGGCAAATACTCGTTGTAGGCATAACGCATAGGCCGGTATGTCGTCTTCACTGTCTTAGTGGACTGTGCGAGATCCACACTGTAACTCATACCAGTCACGTTGTTCATGTGTTCCTTCAGGAAGTTATTGTCACGAAGGAACAGCAGGTTCGAGTTCTGGCGGATCATATACACATTGTGAACCGCACACAGGGTGTTCAGGTAATCCCATACGTTGAACGACCCGCCCGGAGCCATGATGATTGGGTTGTATTGGTCGGACTTGATGAAACTGTCCACATACACCTTGTCGTAGTCGCACAGCTTGAACAGATTGACGACAACATTCCGGAAATTATTGTACTGCGTGGGGACGACCTTTACCTGCTTGATTTTGTAGCATAGGTCGTCCACCGTAACGGTGTTCGTTGAATAGTTGGACGTGAACGTTCGCACATCCCCCCGGAATTCGTACACGCTCGACACAGGGTACTTGTTCGTCCACGTCGTCGACACATCCGCCGGTTTGAAGAACCTGTCCGTCAACGTCATCACGGGGTAGCCCTTAGTGCCCCCCGGGACACTATATGACATGCGGTCCCACTGCGCAGAGAACGACTCCAGCGAGCGGTCCGTCCTGTATTCGAAAGGCTCGGGTGCGATGCTCACAGCAGCACCTTCTCAACGAACGTCGCAGTCACGGCTACCTCATAGCCGTCGATTGCCGCGCTGTACTCCTGTATCGAATACGGCTCCTTCTGCTGCAGCGCCCCGTACCCCATGCCGGGCAGGAACGGCCCGTAGTTGTCCGGCACATCGCTGATCGTCTTCACCTGCGTTTCGGGGTAGGCGCGCACACAGATACTCGAAATCCTGGAGCTCGCCCACATCTGGAGTTCGCCCCACGGATTGCTGACGTTGTTCGTCGGGATCTGCGTCGTGACGTAGCGGCCGTCGAACTCGCTCACCGCCTGTACCGCTGTGTCGTTTATCTGAATCGTTCCGTCCCCGCGGCACCCCGCCCACAGCTTGTAGCCTTCTGGCCAGTGGATCTTCTGGCCGATCTGCCATATCCACGCCGGGTTCCACGACCACGCCGGTGCGCCGTTGTAGGCGCCGGGGGTGGCCACGTGTGGGATGTCGTCGGTGAACACCGTGGCGTTCGGGATGTAGTGCGACATGAAACCAGGCAGTAGGTTCGTCTTCATAGCCAGCGGGTCTACGTAGTAGAGCAGCTCGTTGGTGGACAGCAGGTACAGCAGGGCTGCGTGCTCGGCCACCGTGTTGGCCGCCCAGGTGAGCGTGAACTCCCGGTGCGTCAACGCGGACCGTTTGGCGAAGCCGTCGCCTCTCAGCGTCGTAGCGCTGTAGTTGAACCCTGTGCTGTTGCTTTGGAAGTTAGCCACGGGGGCGTCTATCCAACGCATGTCATTCAGTGTGCCGAACCACACTTTGGGTCGTTTAGGCATTCCTATGCTCCTCTCCTCGATGCCATGGCGTTAGAGCCGTTGACCATCCCCACTATAGCATTGCCGTCTATCACCGTCGGCTTGTTGACCGCGCTCACCAGAATGTGCCTGTCCGTTCCGGACAGCTCGACCAGAATCGGACCCCCGCCGAACCCGCCGCCTACACCGCCGGTTGATGCGGCCGAGGCACCCGAGGCAGCGGCGCGGCCGGAGTTGACGGCCTCCAGGAAGCCGTAGCCGACGGTCTGCGCGGCCTGCCTATTGATGACGAACTCGCCGGGTGTCAACATGGCCGGAACGGTGTCCGTGGACTGCTTGCCGCCACTGTACGAGGATTCGCCGACCTTGCCGCCTGTGGAGAACCCCCACGCCTGGTTGAAACCGAACATGAACTGGCCCACCGACAGGCTTCGAAGATCTCGCACACGGTTGCACAGGTTGATGGCGTCGGTTGCAGCCTGGTTGAACGAGAACCCCGCCTGCTGTGCGCTGCTGATGATGTTGCTGAATGCCCCGTAGCCGGCTTCCCTGATGCCATTAATCGCATAAGACATCCAACCGGCCTTGTTCCCGGCTACGTCCATCGAGTAGGCGGAGCCGTGGGCCTGGTTGCCCATGTTACCCAACCCGTGTGCGGCTGTGTTGGCCGAGCCGGCGGCCTTCCACATCTCAGCTCCGATATTGCCCGTGATCTGCCCGAGCTGCTGGAACGTCACGGCCGCCTGTTCCGCGGCCCCGCCGACGCCGCCACCGCCGAGGGCTCCTCCAAGGCCGGCTGCATCTCCACCCGTGTTGTTCAGCGAGTTGCCGAGCTTGTCTGCGGCATCGCGGTTGTCATCCATCGAGTGCTGCGACTTGCGGTTCTTCGCCTCCAGGTCGGATAGGGCTCGCAGTGCCGGGTCTGCGTTCACGCCAACCGTGAAGTTCCTCGGGACGCCGTTGATCACCTTAGACAGGTCTGTGAACGTTGCCGCATACCTCTCGGTCTCCGCACGGGAATAACCCATCGACGTCATGTTGTTGATGAACTCCGCACGCAATGCAGAGGCGTAGGCGAGCACTTGCTGCTGGCTGGCGCCCGTGTTGGCGTATGCGAGCACCTGCTTCTGGTATGCCTCGACAAGGGACAGCACGTTACCACGCTGTTCCCTGGCGGCGTCCGAGAATCCCGCCAAGTCGCGCCGCGCCTTCTGCTGTGCGTCCGAGAGCTTCTGCATCGCCTCGTACAGCTTCTGGTAGTTGCCGGCCTGATCGCCCTCAGCGTTCTTCCGGTCCGTGCGGTTCTTCTGCTGTGCGACGGCGTTCTTCTGCAGCTCGGCGCGGATGTCGTCGGCTCGCAGCGTATCGCCGTAGTCGACGGCCACCTTCAGTTGAAAAGTCAACTTGTTCCGGTCCGACTGCAGCTTCGACAGCTCGGCGTCCAGCTCGGCGATCTTGTTGCGCGTTTCCTCGATCGACTTGTTGGCGTCGCCGATCTCCTTATTCGCCGACTGCGCGTCTTTCGCCGCGTTCTCGAAGTACGACTTGATCGTCTTGAACGATTTCGCCGTCTCGTCCAACGACTTGGGGAACTCCCACCTGAAGTTGAAGGCCGCATTCGCCACGGAGGACAGCTCGCTGATATAATCGGTGAAGGTCTTGATCTCCTTCGCCGCCTCCTTGATTTTCTTGCCTGCCTTCTTCGCACGGTCCCCGAGTTTCCTCGTCCTATGCCGAGCTTTCTTGGCATGCTTGGCGGCGTTCCTGGCGCCCCTCGCGAAGCCCTGGTCGAGGGCCTTACCCAGGTCCTTGATGGATGGCAGAGCGGCGGTGGAGGACTTCCCGAGGCCCTGCAGCGAGGCCGAGGCCTCCTTCGAAAAATCTTTCCCCGTGGCGATGCTGGCGGCGATCATGCCGATCGCATTGCCGGCCTTCTGTGCGAGGGCTGCGGCCTTCGTTATCTGGTTGGCCGACTGGGTGGCCTTGTTGGCGACGGCGTGCAGGCGCTGCTCAACCCGCTCAAGAACCTGCACAGAGCCGACTCCGTGGCTGCGCAGCAGCTGCATAATCTGCTGGATATAGGCGTTCATCACCTCGGCGTCGCCGCCGGATGCCTCTGCAGCTTGGCGCACAACGGCATAGAGAGCTTTCAGGTTGGACCTGCCGGCCTCCGAGAACTCGTCGAAGTTCATGCCGTTCTTGTACAGGCTCTCGCCCAGGTTGGCGACGGCGTCTTCGAGGTTGACGAATGCTTCGTCTCCAGACAGTGCGGAGTCGACGACCTTCTTGAGCTCCTTGGCCGCCTTGTCGGCCTTCTCGCCCATGTTGTCCATCTCGTCCGCGGCGTCGGCCGTGTCGCCCTTCAGGCCCTTCATGGTCTGCGCAGCCAGATCGGACTCGTTGCGCACACCATCAAAAGTCTGGTGTGCGTTGTCGTCGATCTTCTTCAGCGTGTCTAGGATCTTCTCACCGTCGAACCAGGAGATTTTGCCGGATGCCACCATCTCCTGGATCTTGTTCTTGAACGAGTCGATGTACTGGCTTGACTTCTGCGTGCTGCGCTCGATCTCGTCGGCTAGGAAGCTAAAGCCGTTGTTGCGGTAGTACTCGACGAGTTTCTTCTGCGAGTCGGTCATCTCTGAGTTGCCCTGGGTGACCAGCTTCGAGTATTCTTGTACGGAGAAGCCCATCTGGCGCAGCATGGACAGCTGCTCATCGCCGAACTGCTTGAAGCCCGTGTTTCCGGCGATCTGCTCGGCCATTTTCTTCAGCGAGTTCTCGCCGATCGCGTAGGTCTGCTTCGTGATCTCGTCGGTCGACTGGCCGGTCTTCTGTGCGAGGAGATCCTGTGCTTGTGCGAGGGCCTTCGTCTGGGCGTTGGCGTCCGACGTGGAGAACAGCTGCGAGGATACGGATTCGCCGGCTTTGTTGGTGGCCTTGGCGAATACGTAGGCGGCACTACCGCCTTCTTCGAAGGCCTTCGTGTCCTGCATCACGGATTGCGCGAGGTCAGCCTGGGCTTGCTGGAGCGCCTTGGCCTCGGCCCTAGCGGCCTCGGATCTCTTCGTCCAGGACTCTGTGACCTTTGCAAGCCCCGTGAAGAACAAGGATATGCCGGCACCAGCGGCGAGGCCCTTGAGGGCGCCCATGAGCCCCGAGGTGGCCTTGGCGGCTGTGCCCATCGCACTGGAGGCCTGCCCTGCCCCTCCTGCTGCAGCCCCGGCAGCAGACTGCGAAGCGGCCGCCTGGCCTGCTGCCCTCTGCGCTCCAGCTGCGCCCCGAGCGGCTCCGGCGTTCTTGTAGAGGGCACCGGTCTGCTCGTTGACGGAGACCGTCGAGAGCTTGTAGAGTTTGACCGTCTCCGCGAGGGCCGACAAGAGCGAGCGGATAGACGTGATGGGGTGCTGCATCGCAATCCCCATCGACCGCTGCGCTGTCGTCAACGCGTAGGCTCCGCCGAGCACAAGGGCCTGCTTGGCGTAGTAGCCGGCCATGATCCCGCCGGCCGTCAGGAAGGCACCGGCCAGCTTGGCGACCCACTGCGCCGCAGGGTTCTGTACGAGGTTCGTCAGGACCGTGACGAGGCCCGTAAGGGAGCCGAGCATGTCACCGATCCCCGAATTGGACGAACGGCCGATCTCGGCCTTCAGATTCGCCCAAGAGTTCTTCAGCATCTCCAGCTTGCCAGCCGTGGTTGACGCGATCTGCTGGTACTGATCGTTGAGCGTCTTCGAGTCGTTGTAGCCGGACTCAGCGTCCTTCATCGTCTGTTCGAGTGTCTTGTGCGCCTCGGCTAGACGGAGGATCGTCGGGACGTCACGGGATGCCTTGATGCCCAAATCTTTGAGCACACCGATGGCGCCCTGGCCCTGGTTCTTTAGTCCAGCGATGAACTTCACGAAGATGTCGCTGAACTTAGACGTCCCCCACGCGGACTGGACCTCCTGTGCGGAGACCCCCGCCACGCGCGCGAACAGGTTGAGTTCGTCGCCGCCGCCCCGGATAGCCTTCTGCATCTGGGTGAACATACGCGTGATGACGCCTCGGGAGAGCTCGGGCGCGACGCCGATCGACGCCAGAGCGCCAGACAGGCCGACCACTTGGTATTCGGTCATGCCAGCGAACTTGCCCATGGCAGAGATCTGCGTCGAGGTGTTGGCGATCTGGGATTCCGTCGCGGCCGAGTTGACGCCGACCTTCAAGATCGAGGACGCGATGTTGTCGAAGTTCTGGCCGGTCGTGCCCATGATCGTCTGGAAGCGCGCGATCGTCTCGCCGGACTTGTCTAGCGAAAGGTCGGTGGTGGCAGAGAGCTTCGCGACCGTCTCGGTGAAGTCGGTTATGGACTCTTTGGCGACGCCGAGCTGTCCGCCGAGGGCGGCGATGTTCGACAGATCCTTGAAGTTCGTCGTCGTGACGGAGGCGGCCATCTGTTCGAGTTTGCCGCGCAGCTCGTCTGCGGACTTCCCAGCGATGTCGTTAGTCCGCTTCACCTGTGCGAAGGCCGACTCGTAATCCATCGACTCTTTGACGACGGTTGTGAACGCTCCGATCGTCGCCTTCGAGATGTTCTGCATAACGGCGGCCACGTCGTAGAGGGCATAACGCATGTTGGATATGCGCGACTTCGCCTCTTCCGCGGCCCGGCCTGCCCTGTCGAAGCCCTCCCCGGCTTCTCGACCACCTCGGCCTGCCCCGTCCAGGCCTTTGCCGATGTCGGCTCCGACGACCTTTCCCTTGATATTATCGAGGGCTTGTGCGATAGTGTTGATGGATTCCGCAGCCTCATGGAGTTCAGACGTACCCTGTACGTTGAACTCAATAGTCTGCTTGATATCGGGCATCACTCACTCCTGTTGTAGTAGTCCATCCTCGTGGGCAGGTCTCGCTCCGCGTAGTCTGGCATGTATGGTGTCATCACAGTATCCTTGCCCCACTTCTGCTTGTCCTCATAGGGAGGCGGATCAGTGGCTCGGTGTGTGCTGACCCAATCATGCATCATCCTTGCTTTAGTAGCATAGCATGTTCTATCCTCTGCGCGCCATGCTATATCAGGATCGTTCGAATGACATAGCCAGATAGGGTTACCACACTTTTGACATGTCTCGTCCTTAACCGTCTTATAAGCCAACACAAGCTTATAGTCCAGTTCCGTCCAATGCCCGAAAGGGTCGGGCTGGTTATAGATGACGGCGGTGGGCCTCATGTGCAGGTCCACCGCCGTCCTAACCATCGATAGAGCGCCGCTCCCCCCTTTATCTTGGAGGGCGTCTATCAGAAATCCACCGTCACCGCGTTGTCGTAGTCGGCGGAAGCCCCGAGGAGGTTCATCGCCGCCACGAGCAGACCCAGATACTGTTCGCCGGGCAGAGCGTTCAGGATCTTACGGATCTCTTCGGAGTTGAATTTCCTTTCATCCACGCTGCCTTCGGCGTCTTCGATCTTGTACAGCGTCTTCGACAGGAGAGCCAGATAGGCTTCCGACACGCGCTTCGTCTTGTTCTTCGTCTTGTCTGCGCTTTCGATGCCGATCATCAGCTCTTCGCGCACATCGGCAGTCACCGATTGGAGATGGAACGTCAACTTAGAGGCGTCCCGCCTCTTCACCGCTTCCTTGATCACGTCAGCGTCGGCCTGCTCTTTGATGAGCCTCTCGACGTCCTGCACCGCCTCGGCGTCAAGGTACACGACCTTCTCAGCCTTCGGCGCCTTGGATCGAGACAGCACCTCGAAAATGTCCATATTTAAAATCCTCTCTGTTAGGCGTTAGGGTAACGTCGTAAACAAGAATAGCACAGGGCGGAGAGGAGACGCCCTGTGCTATTCGGATCGGAGGTGTGCGTGTTACACCACAGTCACCTTGACTGTCACACTCGCACAGGCGGGGTGACTGACGATGACATCTGCGCTGCCTGCCTTCAGGCCGGTCACCACACCGAGCGGGCTGACCGACACAGTCGAGGTGTCCTTCGACAGGTAGGAGCACACGGAGCGAGCCACATGGCCGTGGATCTTCGGCAGGATCGGCCGGTGCTCGTTGAGGGACATCGTAAGATTTTCCGTGTCGGTGATCGCCGTCGTGCTGTCCTTGAAGACGCCATTGACTGCCAGCTGGCCCTGCTGCAGGAACGACACCGTGTAACGGGTCGGATTGTCGCCCTCCAGCGTGTTCTTGTACGTGGACTCGATCATAAGGAACGCGCAGTACCACTGACCGGCAGCGATGGGCTCACGGCCCTTCAGGACACCGCGCACAACCAGAACGAGGTCGACGCGGGTCTTCTTGAACATGTTCCACGCCTTGGCGTAGATCGAGTTCGCGTCGTCGGGGTTCGTCGGGTAGTACATGGTGAGCGAGCCCTCATACTGCGCGGCACCGCGAGAAGACGAGCCCGCAGCGTCGAGCAGAGACAGAGACGACTGCTCCTTCGACGCCTTCGCGGCCGGGATAGTCGTATCGTCCCAGTTGATAGCGTCACCGATAGCCACTGCGGAGTTCATCTCTTCCACGGTGATAGCGTTGATGTCCTTCACGGACGCCTTGGGCAGAACCCAGACGTTGACGTGTTCGTTGGAGAGTACTTTCTTATCCATTATGCGGCCACCTTCTCGTTGAGGACGAATGCGCCGTTCTGAAGGAAGTTCGGCTCATACTTGATGAAGCCGTTCGACTCGTACCCGTCGACTGGGTAGTCGGTCTGGAAACGGTAGATGCTGAACACATCGCCGACTTCGAACGGCTTGTTCGGACGCTTGCCGATGCGCTCCACGATGAACAGCGTGATATCGGGCTTCATCGTGATATCCCGGATCATGTTGAACACGCCCTGGTCGTCCACGCTCTCGTCTCGGAGTGCGGTGAACTTGCCCTCGTACTTGGCGAGGGTCGGGTTCTCCACCTCGGAGATGTCGCAGATCGTTCGAGTGTTGTCCGTGTCGGGGTCGGTTTCGCCGAGCGAATAGCCGTCCAGAATCGCACACGACACATTGAACACCAGGTTGCGCGGGTTGTCGGCAGCACTGAACTGTGCGTTGAGTTCCGCCGCCGTAGGATGCTGCCAGTCAGCGAATGCCTCAGGAGCGGCGAAGAGAATAGTCACGTTGCCGCGAAGCATACGAACTTCGTTAGCCACTGTGCTTCCCCCTTTTCTCGTTGTCGTTGTCAATGAAACAGTCGCTACAAGGCTCTTCCTCAGTAATCGGCACGAGCGTACCGAAGAACTGGGCGAAGTCATCCGGGTACGTTCCGACGTCCCCAGTGTTCATGTCTTTGTAGAGGCCCATATGCACCATCCTATCAAATACGGTTTTTGAGGTTCGTGATAAAGGAGCAGTACAGCTCATAGCCGCACTGCACCACTTTGTGGTTGGTTCCGGCGTAATTCAAGCCCTGACCGCCGTGGACCGTGATCCCTCCGCTGTTGTCCGGCTCGAAGCCGACCAGGCCCCACAGAATACGCTCGCCGATCTCGCGGGCATGCTGTGCGGTGAGTGCTCGCACATGGCACAGGAAGAACACTCGGTAGCCGTCGTTGAGCTGAGAGACGATGCTCGTCGCCTGGCTGATATGCCCGGGCGTGCCAAACACGACGGCGATATACGGCATCTTCTGGCCTTCGTCGAAGTCCGGCAGCGCCACCTCCTCGACAACCCTCTGGGGCGGCACCCCGGAGAGCTCGCGGACCTTCGCCATAATGTCATCGATGTACTTGGCCATGCGTCGCTACCGCCCCCACTTCCAGATTCGGCGAGTCTCCGTGTAGACCTCCTTGCGGGTCTTCTCATCGAGCTTCACCTGCTTCGCTACCTTGTCCAGGGCCTTCATGCCCCACACTCTATCATCGCCGTACTCCTGACCGAGGATGTAGTCGTGGTCCCAACCGCCGTCGAACCTGTTGGACCCCTCGATCCAGCCGTACTCGACCGTCACATTGTCCGGAACGATAACGCTCACGCTGTCGTGCATGTGGCTCGTCCAAATACGGCCTATCTTACCCGGCACCAAAGCGGACGGGGTCTTCTCGATCGTCTCCTGCAAAGCCGGCGGGATCTCCTCGGATATCTTGTCGATGACGTTGGCGAATAGGTCGTATTCTCTGAAGTCCTGAATACGTTTGGCATACTTCGTGAACTTGTTGGCTCCGATTTTTGTGCGGATTTTCATGTGCGCTACACCTCAGCTTTGTTCATCGGCGTGTTGCAGATGATCGTTCGCTCGAACGACTGCGAGGCGTCAATCACAGCCGACACCGTCATCAGGTAGCCGGCCATGTGCGGGGTGTCCTGCGTCTTCACTACTTTGATGCGTGCAGCCATCGGTATGTTAAGCGACATCGTCGAACGGGGCAGTTGCACGCGCACACGGTTAGTCGTCTGGGGCGCGATCTGGTCGTTCGCTACCTCAGGTTGGCGTATCGGCTGTATACGCGCTTTCCCAGAATATATGACTGAGCCATAAGCATAGCTGTCAGTCTTAGCGTCGTATTTGATGTTCTTGCCATCGTAAATCGTCACCTCATCGACCATATAGCGTTCGACGCGTTTTGCCGCCATGGCCAAGCGGCCTTCAGAGATACCGGCCAAGGAACTCCCTCGCTCTCTCGAACACGTCGTCCCCCTTCATCGGGACGAGAACGAGCCCTTCGCCGTTCTCCAGCGCGTCCCCCTGTGCGTCGTACTTGTCTGCTAGGGCGAGCAGGGCGTCGATGTTCTTGTCACCGCCGGACAGCGTGAAGTCATCGGCTTTGACATTCTCAACCCCGCCCTCCGAGACGAGCTTCGCAGCATACGCACGCAAAGCAGCCGCAGCGGCCTTGAACACGTTCGTGTACAACCCGCACAACCGTTCGAGCAGCTTGGGGTCCAGGTCGATACCGGGTAGGAAGAGCTTCAGCTCGTCCACGGTTATCTTCGGCTTGTCGGGCACGGCAGCTCCTTTCCACTGCAGGAAACCCCGCCCCTTGTGAGGGCGGGGTTTCCATCCTTGTCGGGTATCGTTATCAGGCGCCCGCACCGCTGGAGGCCAAAGTGCCCTCCGGAGCGATGAAAGCGGACTTGACGAGGTGGCGGATCTTCGTCCGGTAGGCGTCGTTCTCGAACGAGCCCTCCAGCTCGGAGCTGTTCGTGGTCTTCTCGACGAAGATCTTCGGCCCGGTCTCGCCCTCCAGGAACACGTTGACGATGTTCTTGCGGGGCATAGTGCCCTTCGGGGGAAGGAGGAACCAGCACTTGTCGGCGTAATCGCCGGCGATGAGCGCGAGCTCGGGGACCTCGTATACGTTCGCGACCTTCCCGGACACCGTGTTCCCCATCACCTGGGTCTCGGTGCCGTTCTGGCGGCGGATCTCGACGACCTTCATGATCTGCTCTGCGCGGCTCGCCAGAGCAGGAGGCACGATCAGGTTGAACTTGGTCGGCATGATGATCCGCTTTCCGTTGTACTTGGTGACCGCCAGCTGTGCGAAAGCCTTCTCAAGCGCCTCGATGCTCAGCTCGGGGTTGCCCGCCAGAACGTTCTTGTTGGCGGCCTTGAAGTTCGTCGTGTTCAGGCCAGTAGGCTGAACCAGCTGCAGGGCAGCCTCGATCGACTCCTGGTTGGCGGCGCGGCGACCCAGCTCCTTCGTGATCCGGGGGATTAGACCCCAGTCGGCGCCGTACCGCTTCAGGGTCTCCCAGGAGAGCGGAATCTGGACACCGGCCTTAGCCAGCTTCAGCTTGAACTGCTCTGCCTTCAGGCCGAGGATCGGGTACTCGCCGAGCTCTCCGACTGCGGGCAGCCCCTGTGCGACGTAGCCCTTGCCGTCCTTGCGGACCGGAACGTTGTCGTCGGTGAAGTCGAAGCTGAAGTAGGGCACGGTCTCGAAATCGGGGGTTTCGAGGGTGTCAGCCCACTCGCGCCAGTTCGACGGGACCTGCTCGTATTCGCCCTGCATGATCTTGTTCATGGTGGGGCCGAGGTTTACCGGCAGGTCCGACGTGGTGATGGCCTCGCTCAGGTCCTTGCGGGCCGAATTGCGCACACGGATGTCGTCCGCGTGAAGGGCCCTATGCAGCAGGATACCCGCTTTGTAGGCTTCCCTCTTGTTGATCGCCATGTAGATATCCTCCTTAGAGCCAAGCCTGGGTGAGCTTGACGGCGTACTTGATAGATGCGCTCGACAGCGGGTTGATCACGAAGCCGACGATGATCTTGCCCTTCGGGTCGGCCGCGATCTCGGGCTTGGCGGCTTTGCCGGACTCGGTGGCGCCGTCGATCGTCACGATGTCCCCGACCTTGACAGCTCCATCCAGCCCGAGGTGTGCGATGCCTTCGAATGCGAGCGTCGAATAGAAGTTGTTGTCTTCCTTGGGCGTGGCGGAGGTGAGGGCGACAGCTCCGACCTTGCCGACGGCGACGACGTCGCCCGACTTGACGGCCGCGTCCACCTGGACTTCGTAGGTGTCTCCGCCCTTGACGTGATTCTGTCCCATGTGCGTATCCTCCTTACCAGGTCAGCTTGGCGAATTCGGCTTCGAAGTCGTCGGCGCCCTTACCGGAAGGCACATGCTCGGGGGCGAAGCCGCCCGACAGGCTCTCGCGGATAGACTCGACGAGCTTGGTTTCACGATCCAGGATCGCCTTCGCGTCATAGCCGCGGGCGATAGCCTCGGCAACCCGCACACGGGAAACCTCGGGAAGGTCGGAGTCGGTGAGAGCAAGGATAGCCTCCTTAGCCTTCTTGGCCTTGTCCTCTTCTTCCTCCTTGGCCTTCTTGGCGTCCTCTTCGTCCTCTTCGTCCTTCTTCTTGGCCTTATCGGCGAGGGCTTCGACGAGAGCGGAGAGCTTGGTGTCCAGGGCCTCAAGGGCCTCCTTGAACTCAGTGTCCATTCTCTTCCTTTCGGAATTGTGTTTGTTGCTGCTACCCATAATAGCATTTCTTTTTTTGAACGACTCCAGTGCCTCGACGAGGCGACCACCAGCACCCGGAACTGTGACGAAATCCACGGAATTAACGGGGGACGGTATAAACGACTCTATCACAGGCGGCGAAGGCTCCCCTGCCGTCACGAGGTCGTCATCCTGCACCAGCGTCGCACCGCAGTGAATCGACACGCCGATGATATCAGCCACCTGCTCGATGAACGGTGCCCACTGCTCAACCACCTCGACCGTGGCGTACATCCCCGGCTCGGGGTCGTCCCGCCAGTAAGGCGTCTCGGCAATAACAGCAGCCAGCTTCGTCAACGTGCCCTCAGGGCGCTCGTCGGTCTCAACCTCGGTAGCATGGTCGATGTACATGTGCGTTCCGACGGGGAACGCCTCGGCGAAACTGCCCTGCAGAGCTTCCTTCGTATAGACGCCGGTAGAGCCCTGGCCCTCGGTTATGAGTCGCACAAGCCACTTACGCGTACCCTTAACGGGTTTTAAGACGCTGGTGTTCGTGCTCTCACTGATCTTCATCTTCGGTGTCTCCTTGATTGAAACCGCCGGGGACGGCGCCCTGATTGCCTTGGCGTGCCACAGGGTCGCGCACAGCATCGCCGTCGTCCCCACCGGACACATTACCACTCTTCAGAAAATCGTTCGGCTCAGGCAGCTCATCGCCGTGAATATCGGGCACAGCGAGTAGGTTGAGCACCGCCTGACGGTACTCGTCTTGGTGGATGGCCCCGGTGGACATAGACGTAGCAAGCGACTGCAACGCCCTATAGGTCGGGTCTTGTTCAATCGACGGGAACTTGATGTCCACGTCTTTCACCAACGGGTCAACGTCCATCATCACCTGCTTGAAAAAGTCCCTCCACTTGCGCTGCTCCAACTTGAAGCCGTTGATAGTTGGCCTGTCCAGCGTCGTCGCAGCCCCGTACGAGCCGCCCGTCGCGCCAGGCGACGACAATAGCGCGATAACCGGAATGCCAAAGCTTGCAGCCACAAGCGCCGCTAGCGGCTGGCCGTTCCCGTAGTTCACCTGTGCGCTCGGGACCCCAACACCAGCTAGAGACTGGTTCGGCCCCAAGCTCGCCGTGGCGCCCACCACGTCCCCCCGGTTCGATATCTCCACAGCCGATTGGCGCTTGCCTTGGTTGTTGCTGTTGACGATAGCCCATGCGATCTTCGACAGCGCCTTCGACAGCCGAGCCGAGTCGCGCAGATACCCCGAGTAGGCGACGCTCCACAGCGCGGCAGCCAGCGAATCCGGCGCACCGAATGCATGTCCCGCATGCCGACCGGACGACAGGATGTATACGACGTAGTTGCCGTTCACCTCGTAGGCCGTGTTCGGCGGCTTCCGGAGCCTCTGCACGCTCCGCCTATACTCGGCTGTCGGGAACCACTGACTGATCGTGTTCTGCCCGTCCGGGGTCCATGTGCGACGCACATACTTCACTACGGACGAATCGAACGAATCCCGGACGATCTCCTCGATCTCCTCCACCGGCACCAGCGTCAGCTTGTCGGTGTGCACCTCGCGGAACAGAAACACGTTCCCCGCACAGAACCTTTCCAAGTTCAGGCTCTCCATCGCCGAAGCGGAGAACAGCGTCCTCTGCGCCGACTCCGACCTGATGAACTTGTCCAGCTTCGCAGACGTGTCGCTGAACACCAAGTCGTCGCCGAAAATGTAGCTGGTCCTCAGCTGTGCGCCGCGCTTATGCAGCGGGTGATCCCGGGCCATGTCCCTCAGGCCGCGCACAACCTCATGGATGAAAGCCAGCGTCAGGCCCTTGTCGTCGGCATAGCTGACCCAGTTGGCACCCTCGTCGAGGAGGTAGGACCTCTGCGCCTCGTTGATGAACGCAATACCCTCGTCGCTAAACGAGTATGCGGTTGAACCCAAAACTCTCCCCCATTTCCATTAGGTAGCTGTCTTCGTCGTCATCCATCATGTCCCCCGCGTCGGAGAACACAGTCTCCTGCTGGACGGCGTCCCGTATGTTCTGGTCTGTTATCGCAGCATACACTGCCGCGTCGGCTAAGTCGGGAGACTTGCCGACATCCTTCTTCAACTTGTCCTTCGAGTCCAGGACAAGCCCGCCGGACATCGTATTATACGAGTAGCCAACAGATAGCAGCTCGTCGTGCAGGTCGATATCCAACGGGTCAAGATCCAACTCTCCCGTGCGACACCTGTACCGGAACGAATCCCACATGTAGGAGCGGTAGTTATGCCAACGGCCCCTGTCCGGGCTTGACATAGACCCGCGCACAGCCAGAATGTCGTACGTCCGGGTCGCATACGAGTTGAGGATGTCGAACATGCCGCCCCCGATACCGTCGCAGTCGATCGCCACGGCGTGAGCGCCCTCACGCAGGGCCAAGTCGTGCACACGCTGTGCGCTGTGCACCAGGTCTGTCTTCGCCCAGGAATCCACGAAGCGCACAACCCCGTTCACGCACAGGTATACGACGGAGCGGTCCGCGCCGAACCTCGCCACATCCACACCCAAAACGGGCCGGCCGATCCGCTCCCTCTCCGTCAAACACGCCTTCTCCACGTCGCCAGGCAGAATCAGCGAATCCTCGATGTCGAAAGCGAACTCGCCCAGGACGCGCGCCTTGAACCGGGCGCTGTCCTCCCCGTATTCCTGCTTCTTCTGCTCCACGTAGGACGGCCCGGTGAGCTTCTGCAGCACCTTCGGCGGCATAGGCTCGCCTGTGAAATTTGGACTCTCCAGGACCGAGATGGACATGCGCTTCCAGTTCTCCATCTCCTCCTTGAAGATCTTCCCCAGGTAGCTCATCGGATCCGTCGGGTTTGCAATCAGCACACGCCGCGATGCCTCGTTCGTCGTAATGTTCGCCAGGGCATCGATCAGCTCGCCGGACAGTCCGCAGGCCTCGTCGCCGATCGCCAGCACGTCACCGTGGATGCCCTGGAACGAGTTGCCACCCAAGTTGTCCGGCGGCTTCCTGCCGCGCCCCAACGGGAGCTTCGTCGCATCATCCTTCCATTGGACGTCCATCGTGATGCGCCCCGGCAGCTTATGGTCGATCAGCCCCTCGTCGAAACGCCGTTCAACGATGTCCTTCAACTGCATCACCTCGCGCCACAGCACGTCCTGCACCTGTGCCATCGACGGAGCCGTTGAGATCACATAGCAATGCGGGTAGCGGGTGTCCACCCACCAGCATATGAGCACAGCCATAAGTCGGGACTTCCCCACGCCGTGGCCCGCCTTCACCGCCGTCGAGTTATTGTCCACCACGGCCCGAGCAATCTCCCGCTGTTTACTCCACAGGGTGCCCTCGTCCGTGCCCAGCATGTACTCGGCCCAACCCACAGGGTCGGATTTGAAGTTGTCCTGCCTCCTGTGCGCTTTCACCGTCGCGATAGCGCTATCGACGGCGCTAGCTTTGACTAGCATGGGCCTCCTTCAGCGCCTGATAGAACACCTCGTCCATCGCCTCCGGGTCGAGCAGCTCCCCATTCTTATAGGCCGTGACGATCCGTGTGCGCACACGCTCCCAGGCATCCTCCACCAGGTCGAGGATCAGCCGGGTCTGCTGCTTCGTCACCCGCGCCTCTTCCTCGTCGTTGTACTCCTTCACCTTGTCCAAGCGGTCCCCGAGCTGCTTGAGCACGCTGTTGACGGCCTCGATGTGCCGGGCGGCTATCTCGTCCGACTCGAAGCACTTCTCCAGGAAGTTGAAGGCCCGGGTCTTCAAGTCATACATGTCGGCGATCAGCATCTGTTGGCGTTCGAGGTTCGTCCACACGTCGTTGCGCTTCAGCAGGGAGCGCACACGGGCAAGGCACGTCTCAGCCGGCAGGCCGAGCTCTTCGGACATCTCGAAGGGGCTGGCTCCCCCCTGTGCGAGGGTGAGCAGCCGCCTGTCGTCCATCGCCAGTTCACCGGTCGACTTCTGTATCGCAAACCGGTCCCTGTCGTTCTTCACCAGCTCTTTGGCCGCGGTCTTGGTCTGTGCGGGGGCTGGCTTCTTTTTCGTCGTTTTCTTGGGGGCAGCCATCACAGCTCCCTGTACCTGATCACCACCGGCGCCTCAAGCGGGTCGCACACCTTCACGGTAGGCCGCTCAGCCATGGTGTGTATAGTTACGCAGAACGTGCCGCCCTCTGTACACAGCGACGTGACCTTCGTCTCCGTTGCGTTGGCGAACACCGTCAGGTACACGGCCTTCACGCCCTTGGCCAACACAACGTCCAGGTCGAGGTTGGGTAACGTGCCGCTGAGCGTCGCAATCGACCCGTTAACGGTGGCTAAGCGGCTCGTTTGAACATCGATTCTCATGTAACTCCCTCTCTAGTCAGGCTTAAGAGGAATACTACCATGTGCGCAGTGCGGCGTTGCGCACAGCAGACCCCGCCGGGGCATAACGCTCACCCGGCGGGGTCCTGAGAGAAAGGAGCTTACCTGAACACCTTAACATACTTCTGCAGGCGGCGTCTAGGGGCGGCCATGTGGTCGTACAGCAGCACCCAGCGGTCGTCTAATACGGGGGCCCATGTGATGCTGTCCTGTGGGGTGATCGGCTGGATCTCGTCGTCCACCGCCAGAACGGATACGTAAGCGTCCAGCCTGAACGGTAGCCTGTCCAGGTCGTGGGCTGTAATGAACGCCTGAAACGTCTCGTGCCCGCCGATCACCCACGCTTCGTCCCGACCCCCTGCGAGGGTCTGCTCTATAGCCGCGTATGGGCTCGCCACGGCCTTAATCGATTTGGTCGACTTCATCGTTCGACTCAGCACGATGTTCGTCCTGTTGGGTAGCTTCTTGTTGCGTTGCGGCAGGGATTGTCGGGTCTTCCGGCCCATCACCACGGTCTTACCGGTAGTCATGTCCTTGAAATGCTGCAGATCCCCCCGATCGTGCCATGGCAGTTTCCCGTTGACCCCTATGATCCCGGACGTGGACTGCGCCCAGATGAAATGCACGTGAAACATTGTGTCTCTCCTCCCGTGTGTGGCGTATTGGCTGATATGAGGACTCTAGCAAGGCGGGCTGGGTTACGCAAACTTGACTAGTGCTCTGGGGGCGGGTACAGTCGGGTTATAGCACTGCCTGACTAGAGAAAGGACGCCACATGCTTCTTTACTTCATTGCCGTCCCTGTCGCATTCCTCGTCGCACAGGGGTTCTGGACCCTCGTCGCCTACATCGTCACATGGTGCGGCTTCCCCAAAGCCGGCGCCGTCGTCTTCTGGGTCTCCCTCGCCTTCACATCCCTCGGCGCGATCTCCGCCCTCGCCGCCTTCGCATGGACCCAGCACCAGCTCAACCTCCTCTCGGTTTGACATACCCCTGTCAGGGTGTATACAGTAAAGGGGTCGCGTGAAAACGAAAATCGAAACGGAAGGGGGTGTTGTGAATGTTCACCTGGAGCTGGAGAATGTTCGGCCGAATGTTCGCCGACTGGTACGGATCCTGCCACAAGTTCGATCGTATGTGGATCTGCTGAGGCAGTAATCGAATAAAGGAGAGCCCCGCCGTCCAACCGGAAAGCGGGGCCTCTTTATGCTTCGTCTAGCTTAGCACAGGTCAACTGCGGGGCGTAGTCGCCAGGAACGGAATCACCTTGTGCAGGAACCGGTCCACGGGCTTCGTGTTGAGCAGCCACTGTGCGCACACGGTCACCAGCCCCCACACGGCCGCCGTGATCGTGTCCGCCAGGTCGGCTGGCAGGGTGATACCCACCTTGGCACCCCACGCGGCCAGCACTCCGATAAGGCTAACCACGAACGTTCGAATGATCGACCGCGCCTTGTGCTGTATCTGCGTCGGCACAAGCTCGTCGAAGTGGTAGGCGTTCTTCCGGTTAGGGTCCGCCAGGCCCCCGTCCCCCTGCGGCAAGCCGCCCGTCTCCACGGTGTGCGCAGCCGCGGCGAACGCCGCTGCCTTCTGCTCGTCCGTCAGCGTAGGGGTGTCCAGGTGCTTAGGTCCGGTGGGGGCCGATGTTTCCTGTGTCGTCACTTCACATCGCCCCCTTTCTTCACATCTTTCAACGTATTCTGAATGTCGTTCAGCTTGTTGATCGTCTCCTCAAGCGCGGCGTGGGACGCCGCTGGGTAGCCGAACCCATAGCCAGGCACCGTCAGGTCGGTCGCGATCCTGTTCACCGTCGCCGTCATAGACTCCACAGCCTGCGTCAGGTTAGCCGCCACCTCTTTCAGCTCCGCGATGGAGTTCTGCGTCGCCTGGGGGTATCCGAAGCCCTGGCTCGGCACCTTGATGTTCTCATACAGCCAGCTGAGCATGTTGTGCTCGTCAGGTGTCAACTCGTCTCCTTTACTAGTGTTGTCGTCTTGGTTACTGTCTTGAATATAGCGCTTGACGATGATGATCGTCGCCGAACCCGTCAGGGTCCTGTCCGACAGCGAGTGCAATCTGGGCCCACGGCCCGGGCCCCCGTGCCCCCACGTGTACATGCCCCCGGCATAGAGCTCCACATGGGATATGCGGCCGGCGAAGGGGCCCGAATGCCAGCCCATGCAGATGATATCCGCCGGCTTCAGATCACTGAGGGGTAGATCTCGCCAACTCGTCGCCGACGCCACCGTGTACGCATCTGGGTCCGACGCTATATTGAAACTCCGCTCGCCTATCTCTATCCCCGCGCACTGCCTGTAGGCCTGCGCTATCGTGCTGGAACAATCCCCCCAGCCGTAGCGCTCCGGGTCCTTTCGGCGGTAGTCGTTCGTGTAGCCGAAGTCACCGTCGTGCTTCGCCATCCATGCCACAATGGCGTTACGCTGCACGTCAGCCTGCGTCATCCGTCTCCTTCCTTTTAGCTAGAAGTGCCTTCACCTCAGTATACGGCACGAAACTAGCTCGGTCGGGCCGCGGACTGTGCGCCGGGATTTTACGGTTGCGGAGGAAGTCGTAGCCCTCTCCGGGTTGCAGCCGCACAGGGGTCGTCGTATAGTCGTTCGACAGCCGGAATTCCACCCAGCTGTCTTCCATGTGGCGCACAGCGTAAGGGTATCGACGCAGAAGCGGGTCGTCGTTGCCGGGGACTGTGCGCCATGCCGCATCGATCAGCGACTTGAGTGCGGCCAACTGCACGCTGAATTCCTCTATCTCGTCTGAGAATTCCCCCCGAGATATAGCGGCCCCGTCGTGCGTCGGTATCGGCGGGTTGAACCCACACAGCGAGCGGCACGCCGGACTGTAATGCGGTTCGTAGATAGAGGGGTCCCTGTTGTACATCGGCGGCCTGCCCGCCTCTTGCGCCAGGTAGGCGTCATAGAAGCCGTACGTCAAGCCGTCTAGATATTTCGGGTCGTAGTCCCGGTTGGATGTAGAGCTCTCTTCCATGGCTAGAACCATACCACGCCATGCGGCGGGTAGCCCGTCGCATGGAGGGAGAGGGGGTCGTAGTCGACGGGGCGGGTCTGGAGAAAGGGGCGCTTCGGGGCGGCATGCCACATACTGGTGAAGCGCACACGGGCATCCTCCGCGTAGAACGCCGGAATGTGCGGAGGCAGCGGTTTTTCGCTATCCGCTACCGTCGTAAGCAGCTGGCTCTCCACGAAAATGTGGAAAATGTTTCTGGACGGGGCAAGGCGGTTCTTGTTTCCGTCCTCTGTGTTGCGGTTAGCTGGAACGATGTCGTTTTCCAACTGTGTGAGGGTTGTCCCCAGCGGGTATTCGTGGCAGGCCGTGATGAGGACAGAGTACGGGTTGACACTCGCTTCGTCTGCGTTGTTGCTCTCCGTGTTGTGCGGTGGGAACTTGCGCGGGTCTTTTGCGTCGTTTGACTTCAGGAAGCGCTGACCGCCCTTGTATGAAGGGTCCTGTTTGGAGACCTCCCAGCCGTTGGGCTTGAGGCACAGGGCATAGAAGCGGAAGTTGCTGTTAGATGTAGGAGAGGGGTCGTAGGGGTGCGTCGGATCGGGGCTGAAGCACCACAGCAGCCAGCCCACCTCCCACGGATTGGGTTTGGAGTCGGGGTTAGACGGTGTCGGCGGGGTGTTGTCGGGGGAGCGCAGCTGGGCTGTGGTCACGATATTTGCCGAGAACGAGTACACGACCTGGAGGCGATTATGGCGTTGTGGGTCGGGGTCGTTGCTGGGGATGGGCACCCGCTCTACCTTGAGCAGAGGGGAAAGGGCCTCGATGGGGGTTGCCAAGCTGGCCGCGGTAGCGCCCAAGGGCTGGTCCGGGTTGGGGCGTGGCGGAGGGGGCGGAGTCAGGAGAAGGGTCGAATCGTAGGGCGGCGTCGGGTTAGGCGTTATCGTCGCCTCGTTGTAGATCTTCCGTATTCGCACAAGGGGCTTCTGTGGTGCTGGCATGCCTCGATTTTAGCTCGTCGTCGTGTCTACGCACAGCACACTGGATGTCGTCCAGCTGACGGGTGTGCGCATGGACCAGGTCCGTCAGGGTTTGGGTGTTGGACTCTATTCGGTCTACGGCGTCCCTTAGAGAACTCCCATGGTTGTTTTCCATGTCCTGTTTAACGCTAAGGACCTTTCTATTGGTCTTCAATGACGTGTAAAGCGTCGCAATAGCGGTTATAAGGGCGCCTAAGCCTACGGCTGGCGCCCCTAAGAGGTGGTCGGCGATTAGTACTATGTCGTGCACAGGTCTTATTATAGTGATCATACTACAGTATGATGTTCCAGTAACGGAAAATTCGGGTTAATGTATGCGGTTGGGTCCCCCCATGAAAGTCGACCCACCCATCCAAAAATTCCAACTTTTCCCACCAAAAATACAAGTAGCCCCTAGGACGTTAGTCCTAGGGGCTACTTCTCTCACCACTCCAACTTGTATTACCTACCCTACCGTAGGGTAACTTATTGCTTCGACGACGACGCAGACGAACCACGCCGCGTACATCAGTCCAACTATTCCAACCCAGATCTTAGTGATACTGATTCTCAATAGCACCTCCCTATCCGGGCCGCCGCCTTCGGCGGCGGCCCCAGTCCGTTTCACGTGAAACGTCAGTCGAGCCCGACTTCGCGGAGCGCGTACCCGAGCATCTCCACGATGACGGCGTCCTCGTCATCGCCTTCCTCGAAGGCCGGCCTCAGTCGAGCCTCCACGGCGCCGCCTTCGCTCCGGACCACCACGGTGCCGTGCTCGACGTCGAAGGTCCGCACCCTCGAAGGCCTGCCCCAGTGCCTCCGGGCATCCGCTCGGGCGACTTCGTACAGGCCCAGTACCCGGGCCAGGGCCTCCGCCGAAGTCAGCCTCAGAGCTCGGGTGCAGGCCTCCGTGACGGAGGCGCCCGTGTCCTCGCAGACGCTCCCGAGCCGCTCCAGCACGGCGGCCTCCATCAGCTCCCAGACCGTCTCGGCGTCGACGGGATCGTCGGGGTCCTGCCCCGCACAGTCGTGCAGCCAAAGCTCCACCCGCTCTTCGTCGGAGAGCCGGTCCCAGAGCCTGCCGACGGCGTCGGCCTGGATCCCACTCCACTCGGAGTCGACCTCGAAGGCGGCCTCCGGATCTTTGCAGTGGTCCGCCTCGAAAGGCAGCTCCCGACCTTCGTCCAGGCTCCATCCCGCGTCCACGAGGGCGTCGGAGGCGGCATCGAGGAGGTCGGCGTCGGAGACGGCTTCCAGGAATCGGTTGATCATCAGGGTTCCTTTCTCTCTTGTTTCCTGATATCCCTAGTCTAGTCGGCCCGGAGGCCGCTGTCAAGCGGCCTCCGGTGTGATGTTGTTAACACCAGTCGAAGAAGCACTGCAGCGGCGTCGGAAGGTGCTCCACGAGCTCTTCGGAGGTGGACATGAGCCCGTAGAAGGCGTCCCAAATGGCTTGTGCGAAGTCGAGCCAGGTCATCGCTCAGGCCTCCCATCCACGGTTCTGACGGCGGCTCCGGCGTCGTGCTCGCTGGCGCTCGCGGTCGGCTCGGAGGCTGGCGACGAAGTCCGGGACTTCGATTTCGTGGATGAAGGTGGTGGTATGCATCAGGGTTTCCTTTCTCTCTGTCTTCCTGATATCTCTAGTCTAGTGGCTACCGGGCGTCTGCGTCAAGCCCGTAGTGTATGACCTGTATCACAGTCAAGCCCAGCACCGTCGGCTCGTCTCGGATGCCCGCGTAGGCGTCCCAGCGGCCCAAGTCTTCGCCGCAGCCCCAGCCGGCCAGGATGCCGGCTGCGGCGGCGACGGCCGCCCAGAAGCGCCTCACCGGGCCCACCCGCCTACGTCGTCGCGCACACGGAGCTCGACGCCGAGGGTCCGGCGGCAGGGCACCTGGAGGACGTCGAAGCCGGCGTCCGTGAGCTCGGCTTCCAAGTCCCCCAGCAGCTGCAGGCCGCCTTCATAGGTGCGCACACCGGGGGTGATCCTGACGTCGCCCTCCAACGGGGCGTCGACGATGAAGCTGCGGCCGTCTACGAGGCTGACGTAGAGGCTGTAGCCTTGCTCGGAGACGTCGTAGACGGGGATCGTGGCTTCGAGGTGCCGGACGACGGCTTTGGCGGTTTTCCAAGTGCTCATCGGAGTTTCCTTTCTCTCTTCGTTCCGATGTCTTCATTCTAGCGGGCCTCCAGAGGGGCTGTCAAGCCCCTCTGGAGTGGGCTGCGTCACACTTCCACGCCCCAGTCGGCGACGGCGCCCCGGAGGGTGGGCCAAGCTTCGGTCTCGCCGCACTCGCGGACCCGGACTGCGCCGTCGGCGTAGACGGTCAGGGTGCCGTCGGGGGTGTCGGCCTGGACTGCGCCGTCGGGCAGGACGAAGGCCAAGCCCCCGAGCTTCTCGGTGAGCGACTTCGCCAGGGCCTGGCTGTAGGGATACTTCGCGGTCATCGGAGTTTCCTTTCTCTCTTCGTTCCGATGGCTCTAGTCTCGCACAGCTGGAGGGGCCGTGTCAAGCCGCCCGAGCGTGATGTGTGTCACATTTTCATGGTTGCTCGAGAGCCCCTGGAAAATGTATTTTTCATGGTTGCTCGAGAGCCTCGAGAGCCCCTCCGAGTGTGGTGTATCCCACATTGTGATGTTTCTCACATGGTTGCTCGAGAGCCCCTCCGAGTGTGAGATTGCTCACATGGTTGCTCGAGCTAGGACTTTAGTCCCGATTTCGGAAAATGAGACCAAGCTCACATTTTAAGTTCCGGGATTTTCGCAACACCGACGTTGCGTAATTGCTCGGGGCCGTCTCCGGCGTCGCACACCCCAGTCGGGCCGGGCCCCGCCTTCGGAGGCACCCCTCAGGCTTCGAAATCGCCCCTCTGAGGGCCTCTGGGGCCCCGCCGGTAGGGTGGCCTAGGCGGGGCCGTCTGCGGCGCTCTGAGGGGCCTTCTCGGGCTTCTGAGGGGCACCCCAGCCGACGGCGAGGCCCCCGCCGGAGCGGGGGCCTTCGGGCTCAGTCTGCGGGGGCGGTGCTGGGGCGGATCTTCGCCCAGGCGCAGCTGACGTCTGCGGCGCTGTAGCGGCCCAGCCGGCCCCTGCCGGCGACGGCCAGGAGGGCGTCTCGGGCTTCGTCCCAGCTGCACTGGGCGAACCAGGCGACTTCGGAGGCGGCGGTGGGGAGGTCCATCTCGGCGGTCCAGCGGAGGGCTTCGATCTTCGTCATTGGGGTTCCTTTCTCTCTTTTTCCCTTTGACACCAACAATTCTACCCGGGTCGGGGCCCCGTGTCAAGCCCTGGCGGTGTGTCCTTCACCACATTTCTGAGCACCTTACGGCACCGTAGGTTACCTACCAGTAGGAAGCGGGGGCCGTCCCTCCGCTTACGCGACGGTAACTTACCCGGGGGTAACCTACACCTACGAAGCCGTAACCTACCCTGCAGTAACGTACCCGCCAGTAACCTTCGTCGGCGTAACCTACCACGGAGTAACTTACACCTACGTAGCAGTAACTTACGGTTACGTAGGTAAAAGTTGGCATTAAACGTTACAAAGAAGACCCTTTTCGAATTTCGGGGGCAGTTTTCGGGTACAAAGAGGGCCATTTTCGAATTTCGGGGCTCAAAGATAAAGGAAATTAGACCGGCGGTCGGCGGAACGGACAGTCCCAAGGCGCACACCACACAGCACCAGGCGGTCGAGCGGCACCCCCTCAGACGCACGAGGTTCGATTCTGGGGCGGTTTCAGCCCCTGACCCAAGCGACCCTACCAGGGCGACCCTGAAAACGCCTCAGAGGGCAACCTCGTGATCCTGAGGCGCAACTGGGCCCGCGGGGAGGCGCACACCCCAGGCGCACAGCCCCTCGCAGCGGAGGCGTGTGAAGGATGTGACAAAACTGAATAGACGCAAAACACGTTGTTCTCAAACGGCATCAAGTGCAAACCGTGCCGGGTATACCCGGGGTGTGACATCGCCATATTGATCAAGCACATTGCCCTGATCTAAGAGGTTTTGTAATTTCAAAGGAGAGAAACCAAGGGATTACAAGGAATATACAAATAGGGATATATAACGTGGTAGTAGTATGTGTGGGGGTGGTGTATTAGGGATTTGACTCGTCCTTATTTCGACATATAGCGAAATAACTAATACGTTCAGTCCTGAACGATTGAAAGTTGAACTATTCAGCCCTGAACGGTTTCCCCTTCACCCCCGCCATTCCGCGTCGTCCCGCCGCTTTGTGGTGTGCGCAGTGGGTCGTGTGCGCGCGGGCGCGTGATTATAACACAACTCCTCACAGCACCCGTGTGACCAAATTCACATTCCACGATTTGACTTGAAATCGATCCACCCGTATACTAAAAATCGAGTTGAAATCGATCACGCAATGTGAGTCGAAATCGATCGAAAATACATTTTCGAGTGAGAGGAGAAATCGAGATGAGACGGATCGGCGTGGCGATCGAGGTCGCCGACGAAAACCTGTGTGCGCTCCAGCTGCGCACCGACGTGGAGAACGAATACGGAGTGAGAATCGTTCTCAATTCAAACTATGCCGACAAGGCGATCCTGATAGTACCCGAGCCGATGCGGGTAGGCGGCGAGGAGCTCCTCCCCCCTGTGCGCATCGCGACTTTAAGGGCCGCCCTCCAGGCCCTCGGCGTGGCCGTCGCCACGCCGTCGACCCTGGATGATGCGCTGCTGTCGGGCGCCGAACAGGACAACGTATCTGCGAGGAAGCGCCTGAGGCTCATGTTCCGTGAGTTCAAATCGAATCCGCTGTCGAGCGTGGACCTGCGCGGAAAGGACCCGGCAGACCCCTCTAAGCTGGCGCGCAAACTCCGAGCGAAGCGCTTCAAGGAGGCCTTCTACGATTCTTTATCCGAGTTCATAGCGGCCAACCCCGGACTGAGCTACAAGGACTACTGGGATGCGGACCGCCGGCCCTACGAAAAGCAGTGGCCGGAGTATCGGGCAGCCGTCAAGAGAGCGAAGGAGATGAAGCGATGATGCGCTACACGATGTCTGCCCGCTCGCAGGGCAAGCTATATGCACAGCGCACAATGGCCCGCCTCGACAAAAAAGGACGTTCACGGGTGACCGTTCTGCTTGGACGACAGGGAAAGAGAGACGACATGACGACCGTAGCCTTTTTCGACCTCGCTCTCCTGGCGAGGCTGCCGGGCCGCACGATAGAACCCGCTACGATGGACAGCCGTGGGACTGTGCGCTCCGGGGGCATAACGCTGTACGACGCCAGCCCGTGTGCGCACGCGATATGCGTGCAGCCGCGTGAAGACAAGAGGAAGCCCTTCACGGTGGGGCTCGTTCGTGTGCGCACAATGCCGAGGAAGGCGACGTTGGAGCTGTGCGACAGGTTGTCCGATCCCCGGATAGAAGTAGATGCGGTTGTGCATAAGGCCTGCCCCGACGTCGTGTGCGACTTGGGCTATGGGATAGCACCCTCTATTGCAATAGACGAGGCCGTGCCCCTACCCGATTACCATGTGCTGTGGCCCAGTAAACCCACGACGAACACGGTGTGGACTGCAGTGGAGGACTACACGTGGTTCGAGGCGTTCTCGGAAGAGGGGTGCGCGACGGGCATAGCCTGCACACCCTCGTTGCATATGCAAAGCGAACGGAAGACGATAGACAAAAGGAGCGAAGGATAGATGGCGACGTACATAGCTTTGGAGGGCCCCGACGGTGTGGGGAAGTCGACCGTGGCGGCGGCTCTGAGAGAGCGGCTGCTACGCCGCACACCCCACTCCCCTGTGCGCATACGGCACTTCCCGACCGACGCGCTGACAGCGTGTGCGAATAACGGGGGCTACTGCCTGAACGCGGAGGACTACGCGATGGACATGGAGAATTGGCTATCCTTCCGACCGGAGCCCGTGCTGTTTCCCGACACGCCGACCCCCGCCTCGAACGAAGAACAGCTGTACATCCTGGACAGGTGGGCGCTCAGCACTTTGGTGTATGCCTCTCTGCGAAATGAAAAGATCTCGGAGAACGTAGCGCTCACGCTGAACTGGCTGAACCGCGTTCCGCTGACGACGTTCGTGCTGATGCCCCGCGACCCCTCCAAGCTGACGGACCCCGACTACCCGGACCCCGACGGCTACGACCCCCTCGCGGTGACTGAGGCGTACCGGACGTTCCTGATGAACGCGTTTGTCGCGGGGGAGCTGTCGAGGTTCATACCGATCGTCGTGGACCGCGCACAGGACACGCCCGACTCCGTGGCCGCGGAGATCGCTGAGTGGATCATGGGTTTACAAAGGGGAATGTGACGTACATCGCACACGAGGTGCTTGACTGCCACCCCGTGTGCGCCTATACTGTAACCGTCATAGCGGGCGCGGCCCGCACCGCGAGAAAGGAGAGAAGAACATGATAGGAACTGATTACACACCGGGGCTGTTGGCAGAACTGGCTAAGAAACCGAACGTGAGAAGCTTGGAGATTCCGGTGCCGCCGAAGGGGCAGTGGGTGTCCTCCTGTACGAAGCGCTACACGGACGATTGGGTTTGTAAGACGACGCTCTTCGACGTCGGCGATGTGGAGTTGGCATCTGTGACGGCAGAATACGATGAAGACAGCACGCGGTTTGGTTTGATACTGGACCATGAAGTGAAGAAGGTCACGGTTTCTTCACAGCCTGCGGGGCTGTGCGTGTCTTTCGTCGTCAGCCAGTGGTTCGAAGAGGGCCTGGACAAGATATCCATCGTTCTCTCCCCCGCCGCTTCGGTGGAACTCAAGTCTGAGATCGGTGCGGTGTCCGTGATCGAAGAGACGGACACGACGTCGGACGTGATCACGTCGTTCTTCGAGGATGAGACCTCGGACGAGCCGTGGTTGGTTATCGTCGAGCCCTGCTGAAAGGAGGATTAACATGCTGTTCTACGACTACGAGGACTGCCTGTACGCCTATATCCGGAATCGTGGTTTCGTCTGTGTGGATGCGAACAGTCCTCGCTTCGACGAACCCTTGCCCGCGTACTTCGACTTGACGACATGCGACGAGGCGGCGCCGTACACGAACCCCTATGGGGACGTTTTGCTGACGCACCACCGCCTTCCGCATGGCATGTGCTATAACACTGTGTTGCAGGAGCTGGTGCCGGAAGACTGGCCTAACATGTTTACTGTAGAGGATGGCGAGCGTAACCCTTATACGGAGATGCTGCGCGGTGAGGTGAATACAGACCTGGTTCAGCCCGTACCGGATGAGCCTTGGGCCGAGGGGAAGACCCTTTATCGCAATGTGTGGCTGTCCTATGATGAGAAGAATAAGAGGATCCATGTTCATAGGTGGCATGGTGATACGGTGAATCACCTGTTCGACATGAAGAAAGACGAGTTTATCCACACATACCAGGTGAGGTGTACCGACCGGTGACGTATAAGGATATCGCTCGGGCTATAGCGAACGCTTACGACACATCCAGTTCGGATGTGCGCTATTACATGGCGGACGGAACGGCGGCCAGTAAGGAGGACGAGGCACAGTACATGTCCCGCTACAGCCCGCTGACGAAGCGGTTGCGTGTGCTGCTCTACCCTCATCACGAGACGATCGGGTTGTTCTATTTGGACGGCGACTGAGACGGAGACGTTGGTTACTATGGCTTTGAAATTGGTTCCGCCCGGTCATGGTAGTAAGCTGGGGGGAATATTACATCCGCTTCGAGGGCTCGATGTACGGCGTGCTGCACGTGGATAACGAAGCGCACACTGTAAACCTGATCCCTCTCAAGGGGGATCGATAACGTTCCGGTGTTCGTAGAACCGTTGGACCCATACGAGTTACACGGTGTGCGGGTGTTCGACTCGTCGAGTTTCCGCATGGTGCTGTGCTTCTTCGAGCAGTTCTACGTGACGGTCGGTGACATGCACGTATTGGAATTCGACAGCCCTCAGGCGTACATGGAGCACATGCACGTGTCCTTGTACGATGTGGTGTTGTTTCCTCCTGTTGGGGAAAGCCAAGAGACGAACCCGTGGCGGATGCTATCCCGGTCGGACGACGTGGGCTCTTTGTGGCTGTGCGATTTTCCCCCGCGGAGGAAGGCGTCAACCCTGGTCCGGGCCGTTGCTCGACCCGGACTCTGTGTAAACTGTGGAAAGAGGTAGACGGTTCTTTGACGCTGAAGCCGGCCCGGAGCTTCGCGATCTGCGAAGCGTGGGAGGAGAGCAACTGTTCAACGGGTTCGTGGCGTTTGGTGTCCGTTCGCAAGCACACAACGCCGTAACAAACAGTGACGCGTCTCACAGGGCGGGGGCTTGACAGCCCCCGCCCTTTTCGTATAGGCTGGACACACACGGCAAAAGAGAGAGAGAAAGGAGAATACACTATGGACTTCGAAAGACCGCAGGACTACGTGGACGCACTGAAACGGCTTGAGGGCTTCCCGCTGATGGGCTTGGAGGTGAGAGACGGCCACTTGTTCTTCAACAGCCTGTCCAGTCACGTGGCGCTTCCCCTGCTCCGGGTGAATGGTTGGGGGTACAGTGTAGTACGCTATGGCTTGAATATGCTTGACGTGATCATTGATCATGTGGATTACAATGACCATTTTAGGCAGGTCTTGCTCTTCGACGATAAGAGCGATGTCATAGCACAGGTGGAGCTTAAGAACCTTACCCGGAAAGAGTGGCTGCTCGGCGAGCTGTACGGTCAGAACCTGCACAGCTCGATGAACGTCGACCAATACAAACGATACGTGCGCTTGACGGACGGCGTGGTGTTCACAGGGGAGGACGACGGGCTTACGGGTGTGTTCGTGCATTGGACGCCGCTGGATTCACCCGTGGACCATATTATCGACCAGGGTGACAGCATCTATATTATGACGGAGAAGGGCAGAGCGGTCGAACTGCTTTTCAAGGACGGAGACTGCGATGACGAAGACTGACACTACACTGGTGAACGATGCATTCGAACTGCTCGACCCGTTTGTGAGGGCCGGGTGGACATTGGACTGCGCTGTCTTTATGTTCGACGGTGTCGGTTTGTTCTTCGACAACGGGGCGGCGGCGACGTTCAGGAACTCAGAGTATCGCATCTCCGAATATTGCGAGTACAGCGACCCCGCCCCGCTGGGATCTATGAGGCGTGTGCAGCGCCTGGACGGCACCGATGCGTGGCGGCTGTTCGATGTGGAGGGCCGCAAGGTCGTTACGATCGCGCTCGCACAGCCGACCGACCCGCTTCCCGCATACGTAGCAGCGTTGAAGGAAGCCCTCGTCGGGTCTCGTGTGCAGAGCGTGTCGGCGACGGACGGAGGGTTGTGCCTGCATTTGGACGACGACTACGACGCCGTGACGAATGGGGCTTTGCATGTGCGCGTTCACCCCGAGCGGGTGCCGTTCACTGTGGGCGACGTGTTCGTTAACCGTGGCGGTGCGGACCTCACGCTGTGCATATGCACGCAAACGGAAAGCAAACCCGTTGTGGCCTTTAAGATCGATCAAGACGCACTGGAAAGGAAGGAGCTGTCGTTTAATGTTATCTGACAAAGACATCAAAAAACTGGCGAAGCGTAAGGAACTGGTATACCCGTTCCACGATGATTGCCTTCAGCCGGCTAGCTACGACGTTCACCTAGGTCCGTATTTCCTCAACACGAAGACAGGTGAGCGGCATGTGGCCTGGGGTGCACGGGGCAGGTTCGTTCTCCCGCCCGGCGAATTGTGGCTAGGCGCGACCTTGGAGAAGTTTTACCTTCCAGCGAATATCGCCGCACAGGTGGAGGGCCGGTCGAGCTGGGGCCGCCTCGGGTTGTTGACGCACATCACCGCCGGCTTCATCGATCCCGGGTTCATGGGGGTGATCACCCTGGAGCTGTATAACGTCAATTCCTACCCGTTGATCCTTCCGACGGTTTTTGATCCGTTGTTGGATTCGACCGGTGTGGAGCCGATAGCGCAGGTGTCGTTCATGAAGCTTTCGTCCAAGGCGAGGGAGCCATATCATGTACGGGGCCATTATATCGATCCGATTGGGCCCGAGGAGTCGAAGCTTAAGGATTATGTAAGAGAGCCTTGGTGAATATCGGGGGGAGCTAGTGGCTTCGAAGACCTACCGTTTCCCCGTCAAGCCGAACACAAACACTTAAGAGAAAGGGTTATATCTTATGTCTTACTTCTACGGGAGAATTGCTGACTACGAAGGTCTATTTGAGATGGACCAGGATGGTGTCGTAAGACCCTGTGACGTTTTCAAACAGGGTTATGTGGACCACCTCCTCGGTGGGGGGCACACTGTGGACATCCTTAGTTCCTGCAAGACAGGGCTCCACCCGCTGTATGATTGTATGGGTCGAAAGCACTTCGTTCTCCACAAACATTATGATCGGACTTTTTACCATAACGTCAGCGATGACACCGTGTGGTGTCTTCTAAACGATCAGACGAGGGTATTCCACCCCGTGAAGGACGAATGCCCTTTGACGGCCTTTCTGCAGCTAGCGATGAAGAAGAGCACCACTACGTTTACTTTGTGGAACAAGCTTATGGAGGAATACGAGGGGGTGAGGAAAGCGGAGCACGGCTGGACGGTGTTCACCCCGGGTGCGATGCCAGGCTACCCGGCCGATGAGAGGAGTGTACCGGACATCGATTGCAGTCGCTATGCGCTTTCCCAGCCGGTTATAAATGGAGCCAGCTAGCTACTGGAGGCGAGAGAAGTGGATTCGCCGTGCACTGTGCGCACAGCCCGGTGTGTCAGCGGACCTCTTCTTCTCGCCCGAGGAAGGACTTGAGAAGGAAGATGACCCGTACTTCGACGACGCGTTGATGTTCTGCTATTTCTGTCCTGTGCGCATGGAATGCAGAGAGTATGCGGATCGTATGGAAGAGGGGCAGAAGTATCTGTTCGGCGTTATCGGAGGGGAGGATCCATTCGAGCGTCGGGAGAGGAGGAAGAGGAACAATGAGACAGCTGCTATACGGGAAGAAGGGGCCTCTTGAGGGTTGGTTCGCTGTCAACCCAGACGACACGCTGGAGTATGTTCCGACGTCGGGCGAGGCGATGCACAATTCCTACCAAACGACGGTGGAGGATGCGAAGGGTAAGCCGTTCCGGGCTATCAGCATCGGGTATGCGTCGGAGCGGCAGGTCTTCTACACGTGTAACGGGATTCGACTGATTCTGATCAAGCAGGATGAGCCTCCATTCAAACCCGGCAAGGCGCCGTCTGGGTACTACTATGACGCGTCTAGGCACACGGTTGATCGCTTCTACGACCCGCCGTTCCACGCGAAAGGCGATGAGTGCCCTACCGACTCGGTGACGGGTATTCTAAAGTCTCAGGGGTACGTGTGGTGCCGCCGTAAATACGATGGCGCTGAGTTCCTCCTGACGAAGGACCCTGAAGGCAAAGCGGACGTGGACAAGTACTACATCAAGGCGTTCTCGATCGGGTTGAATCTGGATATCCTGGTCCGTTCTATCGATGTGTCGTGTGCGAAGTTCGAGGTGGTGCGGGCGTGACATTCTTGGCTCTTACCCCGGCGCAACTGGAGAAGGTGGAGGCCATCGTCGCACAGCGGGACGGCCTCCACGCCGCTTTGGACGTGTCGGACACAGGGACGGGCAAAACCCTGTGTGCGGTGGAGGTGATGAAGCGGCTCGACCCGGTGACGACGTTGATCGTAGGACCGGCGAAGCCGCAGATCGTCAACGCTTGGAAGGCGACGTTCGCCCGGCAGGGCGTGGAGCTTCCGTTCAAGCGGATCGATTCGAAGCACCTCGGCCATTTCGACGACATCCGAGCCGGTGTGCCTGGTGTCTACTACGTCGGTAGGGAATACCTCGGCCTGTCGGATTTGAACGGGAAGAATGCTGAGAAGGGTAAGAAAAACCTTCTCCCCTGGATTAAGGCTAAACCTGACTTAGTCGTCTACGACGAAGTGCAGTCGGCGTCTAACCGTAAGTCCGGACGGGCTAAGGCCATGTGGAGCCTGCGGAACGCCGGCTTCAAGCTGGCCATGTCGGCCACCCCTCAGGGGAATCGCTTCGAGGGACTGTGGTCGATTTGCCGCTGGTTGTGGTGGAACGTTGAAGATCCGAGCCGCGTTCCGCTGTCCCACGACAAGAGGGACTGGCTGTTCGTGGAGGGGTCGTTCCATCGCTGGAAGGCGCGGTGGTGCATTGTTCAGAACAGTTGGATCCACGACAGGTACGGCAGACTGCAAGAGATAGAGACGATCGTCGCCGAGAAGGAACCCGGAGCTTTCCTCCGTTCTCTACCGTGTGTGGTGGGGTTGCCAGCTGAGAGGAAGCCGGTGGACACTCGCATCGTCGAGTGCGAACTGACGCACAAACAACGTGAGATATACGACAGTCTCCAGTATGAGTTGATCACGGAGATCGAGGGCGGCTTGATGGTGGCGTCTCTTCCGATTGTGAAGCTTGTGCGCCTGCGTCAGGTGGCGTTGGGTGAGCCGTGCATGGTGTACGATCCCGACATCGATATGGACCGAGTGACGTTCGACCCGGAATGCCGCTCTAGGAAGCTTGACATGCTGAACGCCTTGATCGAGAAGCATCACTCACACGACAAAGTGTTGGTGTTCACATCGAGCCAGCGGTTCGCGAATGCCGTGGCGCACAGGGTGTGTGCGAAGACGGCGCTGTACACGGGAGCGCAGACGGCGAAAGCGCGCAGTGAGGCGTTTGCAGGCTTCACGGAAGGGGATGTGCAGGTCCTGCTGTGCACTGTCGGCGCTGCAGCTGAAGGCCTGGACGGCTTGCAACGGGTGTGCCATGTGGAAGTGTGGTTGGACGAGGACCTGAACGGGATGCTGTGCGAGCAGGCGAAGGGACGATTGAACAGGATGGGCCAGCCCGCTGATCGGATCACCCGATACTATTTCCAGGCTCGGGACACAATGGACGACGGCACGTTCCAGCGGCTCGCACAACAGGCGGAGAACAATCGTTCAGTACTGAACAAGTGAGCTATATCACACAGCCCCCGGCTTGCACTGCCTGGGACTGTGTGTGTACAGTGGAGGCACAAGCCGACTGAGAGAAAGGACAACATCATGACGATCACGGATTTCATCGAAGACCTTGAGAAGGCTCGTGCCAAGTATGGCGACTTGAAGCTGTTCGTGGCACGGGGCTACCAGCTGTACCCTGTGGAGTCGCTCGACCTGTTCGACTGCCGCGTGGGGTACAACGAGCAATATGACGAGTTCTTCGAGTCGAACAATGCTGGGTTCGGTGCCGAAGAGGTCGTTGTTCTCGGGTGACAGAGAAAGGAGGAACGAGATGGACGAATACATTAAAGAGCGACTGAAGGACGCATTTGTGCTGTTCGATAATTTCGATAAGTACTACGCATACATCCCCGCTCTTAATAAGTGGCTGGACGTCAACGGTGCAGATTACTGTCTTGGGATAGCGGATATGCGTAATCTCATGGAGAATGATCTACTGTATTTCGCCCCTGTTCCGTTCATTCAACACGTGTGGGGCCAGCGGGATACTCAACGAGCCGCTCTGGAACCGCACACCACACTGAGGTATAAGGACGGGCCGATCATCTTGAACAACACGGGTGACACACCCGCTATTATCGAGTGCAAGCACATCGTCAACTTCGCAATCAACAAAGGCTGGGAGCTTCAACTGGTATGAGGAATGACGAACTACTATCACTGTTCACGCCGCAGACCCGGCGCGACAAGCAGATCCGGGTCGGGGCCTCGAACCTCTCCAACCCTTGTGCGCTGTGCCTGGCCGAAGACATCCTGCCGGGGATCAAGGACAAGAGCGGCGTGGAGCTCGTGCCCCGCGAGATGAGGGAGTCCAACTTCGTCATGGGCGCGAGGATCGGAACGGACATCCACCGGGGTCTGGAGTATTGGGCTAAGCGGCTCTTCCCCCAGTGGGAGCTGGAGCAGCGCTTCGAGCTCGGCCTTTATGAGAACTACGGGCTGATCCGGTCCACGGCAGACGCGTACGACCAGGAGGACGGAACGATCGTCGACTACAAGACGACCACCCGCGCCAAGATGAAGGCCCTCAGCGCTGTATTCTCGATGCACGGAGACGTACCGGATGTGACGGGCGACAGCGCCAAAGCTAAGTACATCGCCTACGTCGCACAGACCCACCTCTATGCGCTCGGCAAGGAGCGCCGCGACGGCGAGGGGACTGTGCGCAAGATCAAGATCGTTTTCATTCCGAGGGACGCTTCGCAAGTGACCGATGTGGAGATTTTCACACTTGACTATGACCGTGAGAAAGCCGAGCGAGTGTGGCAGCGCGGGCAGCACATCATCGACGCCCTGTGCGACGGCTTCACGGACTTTCCGTCGTATCCCGGCTGTTATCGCTGCAACGTGCTGGCCGTTAAGAAGGACAAATAACCGGGGTGTGCGACATGAAAGAACAAGACGACATTCTGGAGTACGGTTACATATCGGGACTCATCGACAGCCTCGAAGAGAGGAAGAAGGAACTCGCTGCAGCTATCAAGCAAAGGCTGCAGGTCGGTGAGTCCGGAGTAGCCGGCCCGTATATAGTGACGCGAAGGGAGGTTCACCGTTTCGATACATCGAAGGCTGAAAAGGCTCTACCTGGAGATACGCTTCGACGTTGCTATGTTCAAAAGCTGGATCCGAAGAGAGTGAAATCACTGGCTTCGGCAGAGGAATATCTTCAGTGCCTTAAGAGCACAGAGCAGCTTTACATCCGTCAAGAGAAAGGAGAAGACGAATGACAGATTTCGACATCGAATCATTCATCATCAAACCCGACGAACTCAGCAAACCCGAGCAGATCCTCGTCTACTCCGACTATGGACAGGGGAAGACGACGTTCGCGGCTTCTGCTGCGAAATTCGGGCCCACCTCGCCCGTGCTGTACCTCGACCTCGAAGGCAGTACCACGGGCGTCACCCGCGACGTTCCGCCGGAAAACATCGACATAGTCAGGCCTAAGAACATGCCGATACCAGAGGGCATGACCAAGGAGGAGGGCTGGATCCACAACACGGACCGCATCCTCGTGGCGTTCCTCACAGGTGAGATGCCACGTGAGTACAAGACGATCGTCATCGACCCGCTCAATGTCTACAACGATTGGTGTGCGGATCACTTCGAAGCCGTCGAGATGGCCAAGCAGAACCCTAACAAGTTCGCCATCTGGACGGAGGCCGCGAAGAAGACCACTGGATCGAACGGGATCTTCCCGCTTCTGAAGGATGCCGGGGTGCTGTCCATCCTCGTCGTCCACCAGAAGACCGACGACAACGGCGTGGCGGACTTCGCCTGGCGCGGCTCCGGTTCACGGGCCAAGGTTGGACAGACGCCCGACGTGGTGGTACATTTGTCACTGGACACTGACCGGAAGACTGGTGAATCGCACACGGAAGCGCAGATGTTCGCATCCCGAACGATCGGGGCCAAGAACCGCTTCAACCTTCCTCCCTTCGTGGAGGACCTGACCATCGAAAAGCTCTGGAAGCTTTGCGACAACCACTGAGAGAGGAGAACACTATGGTACGCAAACCCGCTTATAAGGCATTCAAACTCGACGACAAGGAACTCAAGTCCGCTCTCGGGGCTGACGGCCACTTCGGGGGTCGTGGAGGGGCCGTCAAGGTCCCGGCGCCCGGGGTTTATCGGGCGATAATCTGCGACGTGGAGAAAGGGGAGTACAAGTCCGCTGCCAATGCAGGGCTGCCCCGCCTCGTCGTTGACCTGAAGATCATCGAAGGCCCGACCGACGACTACGACGGCGCCATCGTCAAAGACTTCAACGTCCCGCTTCAACCGCACTGGAAGAATGGCAAGCTCAACTACAGCTTCCCGAACTTCTGGGAGGCCGTCGGCGCTTACGACCCCGACGAAGGCTTCCTGATCCCCGAAGACGAAACCGAACTGGTTGACCCCGACCAGACGGTCCTCGTCAAAATCGGGAACCGCCATAACGATCGAGGCTACGTAAACGCAACGGTCGAATCCTACTACGTGGACGACGGAAAGCGAGAGCTGGAACAGCTTGGCGAGCCGCTGAAGCCCAAGGTCGTGCAGGACGCACCCGCGGCTAAGGTTCAGCCGGCTCGGGACACGACGAGGAAGTTCAGCATCGGTTAAGAGGAAGGAGTAATGAACGGCCCCAACGGGGCCGTTCCTGCTCTATAAGGTGGGGACGTAACCAGTACCATATATAGTGAAAGGGCTTAACGAATGAAAGCAATAGAATTCCTGGACGCGATATACAAAGACATCGAGGGTTACATCAACATTGTGACGATGGATCCCCTCGACGAAGAAGAAACTGTCAAAAGCAAGTTTCTCGCATGGCCGTACAAGCGCGACCTCGCACAGCGATACCTGTCTATCCGCGAAGACGAGAACACGTATTGTTCAGTCGGTGTCTTTACTGGTAAGAGCCGTTCGGGCGACGACGAAGGAGCCATGTGCGGCGTCGTGTGGGCAGAAGCCGACACCTGCCCCCCGAGCGAATTCAAGGTTGAGCCGACTTTGGTTGTGCGCACATCGAGGAATCGCACGCACTGCTGGTGGATCCTCAACGAGCCGCACCGTCTGGCTGAGTGCTCCGAGGTATCGAGATCCATCTACCAGAAGCATCGCGATAGGGGGTGCGACTCCGGTTGGCAGGCATCCAAGCTGCTCCGGGTACCGGGATCTGTCAACACGAAGTACGGCGCCGACTACCCTGTGCGTGTCGAGGAGAACACGGGCGCCGTCTATACGCTGGACGAGATCAAGGCGTCCTATCCCGTTGTGCGCCTCGAAGAGGCGAAGAAGGTCGGAGAAGCGCCTCCGATGTGCGATGACGAGAAGCTTCGAGTCATCGAGGACAAGCTCAAGACGCAGTCGCTGCGGTCTATGTATCTCGATGAGATCGAGGACGGGCGTCAGAGCTGGTCTCAGACAGCCAAGAAGTTCCAGATGGAACTCTTCCGAGCTATGTTCAGCGACAACGAAGTGTACCAGTTGATGCTTCGCGCGCATTGCAACAAGTACAACCCCGTCTACGCCGGTCGAAAAACCAAAGAAGGCCACGCTATCCCGAAGCGCGACAATTGGGAGTTGTGCACGTGGAAGGAGGTTGAGAAGTTCAGTAAGGAGTACAAGGATAGCTTCACGCACCTCGATGAGAACGGGATCGCCCTGGGTGATGAAAGCTTTGCCAACGCCATTCGAGAGTATCAGACTGGTGAGATTCAGCTTCTAACGGACGACGAGGTGGCATTCGTTGAGAGCGACAATAACCCGACGTTCATTAAAGACTACATCGACTATGGTCGCACAGTAACGGACACTGCAGATGCATACCACGCCGCTTTGGGTATTGTGACGCTGGCGACGACGATCGGTGCCTTTGGGTCCATCAACACGACGGGCGACGACGAACAGGGGCTTCGCTTCTGGCCGCTCATACTCGGTCCTTCCGGTACTGCGCACAAGACCACGGCCGTCAATGGGGCTCAGACGGTAATTGACCTGTGCGGCACCTTGATAGGGCGTACCAATAGCATCAAAGTGGCGAGCGACTCCACCATCCAAGCCATGAAGCGTGACATCGCCCCATTCCACAACACGCCCACATACATGGCGCTCGATGAGATCCAGGACAAGTTCAGGGACATCATGGACAACCGTGGGTCATGGAGCGGCTTCGACGCCGGTCTGTGCAAACTGTTCAGTGGCGAAGTCGAGATGACGCGTCGTATCACTACTGAGGGCGTCGATAGGGCCAACGCACACCTCAATGTGATCCTCACGGGTATCTACGACGAGTCGATCGATATTCTTGAAATGCGTAACTTCAAGAACGGGTTCCTCACACGCTTCACATGGGTGACGTATATCGAAGAAGACAACGAGGGTAAGAGCGACGATAAGCCGAAGATCGCAGCTATGTTCAACAGTCGCCGTAAGTTCGGTAACAGCAAGGACCGAGACAGGAAGGCGCAGAAACTCGCGCACACGTTGGCTAGCCGAGTCAATCAACTGTGCCGTGTGTGCTACAAGACCGACGACGTGCCCGATGTGGAGCAGCGCTTGCAGGAACGGGACCTCGACGTGAACCGCATTCTGCTCGACGTGGACGACGAGGCACTTGACCGCTACGAAACATGGTGTCTTAACGTACAGCGCTTCGACATCGTCGAAGATAAGTCGTCGATCTTTGAGTCGGCGTTCCGCAGATTGTGCATCACCGTTCCCCAGGTCGCTGGGCTTTTCAGCCTCATGGACCGGGACGACGGCGTCATCACCAAGACGCACATGCTGAACGCAATCTACTACGCCAACCACTGGGTGCGGTGTCTGCTCAAGGCACTCAACGACGTGACGGCGAGCCACTACGTCAAGCAGCAGGAATCGGTCATGACATTCATCCGCACACATTGCGACAAGGCGAATCACGCCATCCTGTGCACGAAAGTCCGGGATAAATTCCCCGAATTGGACGAGTGGGCGTACAAGAACATCATCTCTTCGCTGCGGGGCAGAGGCCTTATCTCCGGCCCCGTCGAGCTCGAATACATCCGAGGTAAGGGTAAGAGCAAGAAGTCCAAGGGTTGGTTCTACACGCTGGTGGTGGATGAATGAGAACTGTGCGATTCTACCTGGCATCCGGCGACATCGAGATGTTCCAGGAGGTGGCAGTTGCTGCCAGTCCAGAGCTCGGACCCCTCGACTACGAGTGGTCCGACACCGAGGAAGGCTCCGCTGTCTTCGACCTCGAACCGTGGGACGACTGCGGCATCGACACGGCAGTTCAGTGGTTCGCCGGTGTTGTGCGACGCTATCTACTGGACAACGGTGCATGGTCGTCGCCGTTCGGCGGAGAATGGTCGAGGATCCTCTTCCTCGACATCGAGTCCCACGGAGTCGAGAAGCGCTGGTCCATGCCGCCGCGTGAGTTCTTCCGCCTCGGCCAGTACGCATGGGGCGAGGGCCCAGTCGTCTTGACGGAGGACTATGACGAAGTCATGGATGCTATTCGGAAAGCCGACGGCGTGGTGATACATAACGGACACAACTTCGACTTGTCCGTGCTGTTCGGCAAAGACAGCGACGAGTCGCTACGAATGACGATGGGCCGCAAGGTAATCGACACCATGGTGCTGGCTAATATCGCCTATCCTGCCCCATCCGTCTACCTGGACAGGACAGGACGCCGCGTCGTCACCGACCTCAGCCCCTCGAATGTGCGCAGATGGCTATCACTCGACAACCTCGCACACCACTTGGGGTTGGAAGGAAAGGTCATGGACTTGAAAGACCTCGCCAAGCAGTTCAACCCCCCGGGGACGAAGGTCGCAGATCTCGACTTCGGGTTGATTCCGCTTGACGATCCGACGTTCCGCGAATATTCCGAACAGGACGTAGTGGTGCTCAGGGGTATTTTTAAGGAGCTCCTGCTTCGTCATGAGGTCGACGAGTACGATTGGCGCGAGCAGCTGAAGGCCGCCATCAATGCGCAGATGTCGAGGAATGGCTTCCTCATCGACGCCGACAAGGCTTATGACAGGCTCTACGAATTGGCGGACAGGAAAGAGAAACTGCTCGACTACCTTCACCAGTCGGTGGGCATGCCGCTCGATTCCAAACAGCCGTGGAGGACGACTAAAGGCAAGCAGTGCGTCCTCGACGCCCTGGCTGCGTTCGGTGTGGATGAGTTCACGCACCCAGAGTGGCCACGCACACCGACGGGTGCTCTGCAGCTATCCGGCAGCGTCGTACAGGACCTCCTCAAAGGCCACGGAAGCCACGCTGAGGCCTTCGGAAAGGTGTTGGGTGAACTACTGGGCCAGCGCTCACTTGCGCAGCTCACAATCGATTGTCTGCAGCCTGACGGCCGTGTGCACCCCGAGGTCGACGATCTTCAGCGATCCGGACGCTCGTCGACGACGAAGCCCGGCCTGACCGTGTGGACGGCTCGCGGCGACAACGCAGTGGAGAAGTCCTATTTCATCCCGGACCCCGGCTGCAAACTGGTATCGTTCGACTACTCGAACGCGGATGCGAGGATCGTCGCCGGCTACGCACAGGATCCCGCTTACCTGAAGAACTTCCTGCCCGGCGCCGACCCGCACGAAATCACGGGCCGCGCCGTCTGGGGGGACGATGAGTACGAGGCGCACATGCCGGACGGCTGGGAGACCGATCCTGAGGCGCGCAAGCGCAACCCTTACCGGCAGAAGGCCAAGGCGCTCTCGCACGCCTGGAATTACGGCGGCGGGGCGAAGACGATCTCCAAGGCGTCGGGCCAGCCGCTCGACGTGGCGGAGCACTTCGTCGAGAAAATGGCGGACGCCTACCCTTTGGTTGTGCGATGGCGTCAAGACTGTGCAGATCAGGGTGAGAGCGGCTACATCTACAACGCGTGGGGCCGGCGTATGAGTGTCAATGTCGAGCGGTCGTACACCCAGTCCTCGGCGCTCATGGGGCAGTCGGGGACGAGGGAGATCATGACGGATGCGCTCATCCGCATGCTGAACTGTGACCTTCGTCTCATTCATTGGCTTCGCGCGCAAATTCACGACGAGCTGATTTTCTCTATCCCCAAATTGGAGCTAGACTGGGCAGTGCCGAAAATCGCCGAGCTGATGTCCACAACGTGGAACGGAGTCGAGTTCACAGCCGCACACGGGCAACCTGCGGACGACTGGGAGCACGCCTCCCACTGACGAAAGGAGATAGTATGACGAAAGCGACGCTGTACACGAAGCCTGGCTGTGTCCAGTGCAAGATGACGAAGAAGGACCTGACGAAGAAAGGGATTCCTTTCGATGAGATCGATATCACAGAGGACCACGACGCTCTGTCCTTTGTGCTAGGACTCGGTTATAAGCAGGCGCCGGTTGTGGTGATCGGTCAAACGCACTGGAGCGGGTTCCGCCCCGACATGGTTAGGAAGTTCGTTTGATGAATACGGTCGACAGGCAGTATGAAGATCTCCTCGCCGACGTGTTGAAGAACGGTGTGGGGAAGAAGGATCGCACAGGGGTGGGAACTCTGTCCGTCTTCGGGCGACAGCTCCGCTACAACCTGAACAACGGTTTCCCGCGTATCACGACGAAGTTCGTGCCCATGAAGGCAGTGAAGGGTGAATTGCTGTGGTTCCTGTCCGGCGACACGAACATCAAGTGGTTGAAGGACCATGGCATCTCCATCTGGGATGAGTGGGCCGATGCGGATGGCAACCTCGGGCCCGTGTACGGGCGCCAGTGGCGTTCCTGGCCTGCACCTGACGGAAAGGGCATCGACCAGGTCTACGAGGTCGTCGAGAGCTTGAAGGCCGATCCGGACTCCCGCCGGCATATCGTGTCGGCGTGGAACGTCGGAGACTTGGACGCCATGGCTCTTGCACCGTGCCATGTTCTGTTCCAGTTCTATGTAGCGGGCGGCAGGCTCTCGTGTCAGCTATACCAACGCAGTGCGGATTTGTTCTTGGGTGTGCCTTTCAATATCGCGTCATACTCCCTGTTGACGCACATGATCGCACAGCAGACAGGCTACGATGTAGGAGAATTCATTTGGACTGGGGGAGACTGCCACATATACAAGAACCACGTGGTGGCTGTGCGAGAACAACTCAGGCGCGAGCCTTACCCATTTCCTGAACTCAGCATCAAGAAGGCGCCATCGATATTCGACTACCAGATGAGCGACATTTACGCATCGGCAGGGTACAAACACCACCCCGCGATCCAGGCCCCGGTGGCTGTATAATCGAAGACCCATCGTAGAAAGGACGAGATTTTGACTGTTAACATCGACCCGATCTCCACAGTGGAGGAGTACGTGGAGCAGGCGGATTGGCGCGTCAACGCGAACGCGAACCAGGGCTACTCCGTCGGCGGCCTCATTC